CCCGTAGAAGCACTGCATGGCGAGGCATGGGTGCCGGCTATCTACACCGACAAGGGCTGGGCAACAGCCGACGGCTCTACACTGTTAACAGGTATTGAGGAATGGCGTGATGCCACTGAAACGGGGCAAATCGCAGGCTGTAGTATCAGCCAACATCAAAACGGAGATGAAAAAAGGCAAGCCGCAAAAACAAGCGGTAGCAATCGCGCTCGCAAAAGCCGGCAAGTCACGCAAGGGTAAGAAGTGATGGCCAAGAAGCCAGGCCTATACGCCAACATCGCCGCCAAACGCAAGCGCATTGCGGCCGGCAGCAAGGAGCGCATGGCACGCAAAGGTGAGGAGGGCAGACCTACTGCTGCTGCATTCAAGGCTGCGGCTAAGACTGCTAAAAAACGCAAGCGTAAGTGATAGCCTTAGGGCGTAATTAAGCCTGCGGCTTATCCATGTCTGATGAACAACAAACCCAAGAGTCTGCGACTACTGGGGTTGAAGCTGAAGCGTTGCAGCGCAGCGTAGAAGCACTAGAGCGCAAGAATCAAGAGTTGATTGCAGAGCTGCGTGCAGCAAAGAAATCCAAGGCGCCTGATGGGGTCAATGTTGATGAACTGCTGGAGTTCAAGCGCAACTACGAGCAGCAGCAGCTCGAATCACAAGGCAAGTATCAAGAAGCCCGGCAGGCTCTGGAGCAGCAGTTCCGTGAGGCGACGGCGGAGAAGGACCAGCGCATCGCAACACTTGAATCCCGCGTCCGCGAACTAGAGCTGGTCACGCCAGCAGTCACGGCATTGGCTGACATCGTGCATGATCCTGACCTTGTGCTGAAGACCAAGCTGTCGCTTGATGCGATCCAGCGCGAAGCAGATGGCACCGTTGTGGTTGTTGATGGCTACGAGCGCAAGCCTGTCGCTGAATGGGCCAAGACACTGCCGGCATGGATGCAGAAGCAACCCAAGCCACAAGGAAGCGGCGCACCAACCGGTGGCAGCAATGGCACCATTCCGGCTGGCACGAGCAATCCATTCAGCCGCGATACATTCAACCTCACAGAGCAGTCGCGGCTATTCCGTACAGACCGCGACCTGTATGAGCGGATGAAAGCTGCAGCTAACCGTTAGCATTTAAGTGTCTGCTCGTGATGGCTGCGCCACACAGAGCCTAGGGCTGCGCCCACATCCGTAAACCCTTTTTGAGGATTAGTCATGGCGACCCTTCGCTCTGACATCATCATCCCCGAGGTATTTACGCCTTCCGTCATTGAGCAAACCACTCAGCGTGATGCCTTCCTGGCTTCCGGTGTGGTGCAGCCTCTGGCGGAGCTGAATGCCACCGAGGGCGGTGATTTCATCAACGTTCCCTTCTGGAAAGCCAACCTTTCCGGCGATTTCGAGGTGCTGACCGATAGCACCAGCCTCACCCCTGGCAAGATCCAAGCTGACAAGCAAGTCGGCGTGATCCTGCACCGTGGCCGTGCTTTTGAGTCTCGCGACCTAGCAGCTCTTGCTGCTGGTTCCGATCCTATGGCCGCCATCGGCGCCAAGATCGCTGACTACATCGCTAACCAGCGCCAGAAGGATCTGCTGTCCTGCCTTGGCGGCGTGTTCGGCAGCCTGGGATCTACCTCCAGCTCTGCTGCCTTCTTTGCTCTGACCATTGATGGCGAGTCTGGTGATACCCCCACCACGCTGAGCCCCCGTCACGTTGCCGAAGCCCGCAGCCTGCTGGGCGATCAAGGCGACAAGCTGGCCGCTGTTGCCATGCACTCCAAGGTCTATTACGACCTCGTTGAGCGCAAGGCAATCGACTACGTGACCGAGACAGATGCACGTCTGACCTCTACCGTCACTGATTTCGTTGGCGGCAGCATTGCTGGTGCCTACGGTCCCGTGAGCGTGCCGACCTACATGGGTCTGCGCGTGATCGTGTCTGACGATGTGCAGACCGATGGCAGCGGTTCTTCGACCGAATACGCCACCTATTTCTTCACTCAAGGCGCTGTTGCCAGCGGTGAGCAAATGGCGATGCAGACCGAAACCGATCGTGACATCCTCGCCAAGAGCGATGCCATGTCGATCGACCTGCACTACTGCTACCACCCCGTTGGCGCTAAGTGGGGCGTCACCACCTCCAATCCGACTCGGGCTCAGCTGGAGACGGTTGGTAACTGGGCAAGGGTGTACGAGCTGAAGAACCTCGGCATCGTGCGCGCCACCAACACCTCTAACTTCGATTGAGGTAACTAACCATGGCACAACCTTCCCAGTTTGAACTGTCCACCGAGCAGTACCTCGAAGCCACTTTTTACGGTGCATCCTCGATTGCCGACGTGCAATTCTGGGCTGCTCCAGTGAAGTGTCAGGTGGTTGCAGTGCGTGAAGTGCACGCTGTTGCTGGCAATGATGCTGGTGATGTCACCGGCACCGTTCGTCGCTGCCAAGGCACCGAAGCTGCTACTGCTGGTGATGACCTGCTCGGCACCACCAAGATCAACCTCAAGGGCACCGCTCTGACTGAGCAAACTCCTGCCCTGACCAGCACCACTGCCAACCTGACCCTTGATGCAGGCGATCGCCTGTCTCTTGATGTCACCGGCACCACCACCACCCTGGCTGGTGTGATCCTGACCGTGCTGCTGAAGCGCGTCTGATGGGCATGTTCGCCTTCCGGCGACTGCGTGAACTGGAGGCTGCTTCTGCGGAGGCAGCCTCTCTTTCTATTGCAGAGCCCACACTTAAACTTGAAATGACGGAGCCACCCAACGATGGCAATAGCAATCAACGCAACCGTAGGGTCGGCAAGCGCAAACTCGTACCTGACGCTGGCAGCAGCGCAGGAGATCATTGACGGCTTTGTGCAAGATGCTGATGTGACGGCATGGGCATCAGCTACCACTGACCAAAAGAACCGTGCACTATTTACCGCTACCCAACGCTTGGACCGTGAGCGGTTCCTGGGTGCTCGCGCTACTGACACACAGGCACTGCAGTGGCCGCGTACTGGCGTGCGCAAGCCTGATACCTACATCAATACGTACGCTGTTGGCTTTCCGTTCCGCATCACGACGGATTACTACACCGACACTGAAATCCCGCAGCAGGTGCAGTATGCGCAGGTTGTGCTGGCCACTTATCTCAACAACAACCCTGATGGCATTGGGTTGAGCGGATTGGAAGACTACAAGAACGTCAAGATCGGCAGCATCGACGTGACTCCTAACCTTGGTTACGGCGCTGTTGGCGTTGATAAGGTGCCGCCGCTGATGGAGCGATACCTCACAGGGCTTAGAATTAGCGGACCAGGCAACTTCTCTATCCGCAGGAGCTAACCATGGACGAGTACAGCATAGGTTTTGAGTACATTAGCGATACCGCTGCCCATGCCGGTAGGTTTTACAAGCTGTATGCAGTTGCTGATGCTGTGATCAGCACAGCTACCGTGCAGAATGCAACTGGCAATGCATTTACCTCTGTACCGCTTGGTGCAGGTGACGAGATTGAAGGTGTATTCACTAGCGTGACCCTGGCTAGCGGCAAAGTGATCGCTTACAAGATCTAGCCATGAGTGATCCCAACTTTTTCGGTATTGATTACTCGATAGGGGCAACCTTTATCGGTGATACCACAACCCGCGTGGGCCGCTGGGGTGCCATTCATTTCACGAGCAACACTCAAGTCGATACCATCATCGCGCAGAACTACGACGGAAACACAATATCTGGCCAGTCGTTCAGCGCTGCAACCACGCTGTATGGCGTGTTTACCAGTATCAAGCTGCAAAATGGCCACTGCGTCGCCTACAAGCTCTGATGGCATTAGCTAGCCCGCTACGCAAGGTTGCCAGCAAGCTGATGGCAAAGTTTGGCGGTGTTGCCACCATCCGCCGGGTAACAACTGGCTCGTATAACGCCACCACTGGCACCGTCACTGAAACCACCGCCGACACCGTAGTGCGTGGCGTGCTGGAAGATGTCAACCTGCGTGAGGTCAATGATCTGATTCAAGCTGGCGACAAGCGCCTGCTGATTGCTGCCGCTGATATTGCCAATGCACCCACCACTGCCGATGAAGTGCTGATTAGCAGCGTGACGCATCAAGTGATCGAGGTTCGCACGATTGAGCAGGACAACACTGCCATCACCTACGAGCTGATCCTGAGGGCATAATGGCGCGCACCATCCGAGTTGGTGATATTGGTGATTACGCCAGCCAGCAGATGGAGAAGCTGTTGCGGGTTGCTGTGCTTGAAACTGACAGCAGGCTTAAGCAAGCAAGCCCTGTCGATACGGGCAGGTTTCGCGTGAGCTGGCAAGTAGGCGAGAATGCAGCGCCAGGCGGTGAAAAGCCTGCAGGCACCTACAGCGGCACTCCGCAAATTGAGCGCATTGGGTATCAGCAAGAAAAACTAGGCAACGTCTACAGCGTGCACAACAACCTGCCGTATGCAGAGCCTCTTGCCAATGGCAGCAGCAAGCAAGCGCCAGCAGGCTGGGTGCAAGGCATTGCCAAAGACATCCAAGGCTTTGTGCGCGTCAACGCCGACCGCATCGGGAGGGAATCATGAGCAGCACCTACAACGACGTTCGTGCCGCCATTGAAGGGCGCATTGCAACGCAGATGGCGCTGTCACCTGCGTATCCGGTCAGCTATCAGAACGTGCCATTTACGCCGCCCAACAACACGCCATGGGTGCAAGCGTTCATCCGCTTTGGCGATAACAGCTACGCCACGCTGCTGCCGACTGGTGGCGTTGGCTTCAACCGCCAGACTGGCACGCTGGTGATCAATGTCTTTACGCCGCAGGGTCAGGGCACTGCGGCTAATTTCACCATTGCAGAGCGGCTAAAGGATTTGTTTGATCGCGCCAAGTTTTCTAGCATTATCTTTGACGCAGCTTCAGGGCCAGCGCAAGTAACACCAGCAGCGCCTGAGCCTTACTTTCAGACTCAGCTAACTGCTACGTTTGAAGCCTATCTAGACTGAATGTAGCCACTACCGTTCACAACATGGCTGTTACTGTTTTGTCCGGTACGTCCGGCGCCCTTTACTACAAACCCGCCGGCACTAACGGCAACTTCCCCGAATCTGGCGTTAATGCCAGCACTGATGTCATCACCGTTCAGCCGTATCTGAACTTCAAGGCTGGTGATCCGGTCAAGTTCCGCGTTATCAATAGCCAAACCGGCGGGTCTGGATCCGGTACGCTGCCGGCTCCTATTGATGCGGCTACCACCTACTACGTGCTGAGCTACACCGCAGCCACTGGTGCGCTGACAGTCTCCACCGCTGCTGGTGGCACGATCCTTGCCATCACCGACGACGGCACAGCCGTGGCACCTAACGAGTTCGAGGTGTACTACGCCGACTATGCCGCCGTTGGTCAGGTGCAGTCGTGGTCGTTTGAAATCAGCCGCGCTGAGATCGACGTGACGACCATCGGCCAAACTGCTGGGCAGTATGCGCCCTTCCGCGCTTACATCCCTGGCTTTGCCGATGGCAACGGCACCGCAACCATCTACGTCACCAACGAGGACGCTGCGCTGTCCAACCGTATGGTGGAAGACGTGCTGCAGCGTCAGCAGGTTGGCTGCGCCTTCAAGCTTTACACCGACAAGCAAGGCACCGAGGCGCTTAGCCGCAGCATCTCCATGGATGCCGTGCTGCTGACCGCCAGCCTGAACATCAATCCTGATGATGCTCAGCAAGTGGAGATCACATTCCGCCCGGCTGGTGTGCCCACTTTTGACTTCAGCACTTCTGCTTGATAGTTGAACGGCCCTAGCCTATGCTGGGGCCACCCACATTTATTGCATGGCATCATCTGCACTGGCACGGCTCAAGAAAGCGGCCAATCTTCAGCCAATCAAGCGCGTCGTAACACTCAACGATGGATCTACGTTTGAGTTTTACGCCACGGCTTTGACCATGGCAGAACGTGAGCGTGCGCAGAAGATGCCCGGTGGCGATGACCCTAATGGCTTTGCGCTGAATCTACTGGTAACCAAAGCAGCCGACGATGCCGGGCAACGCTTGTTTCAAGCCGGTGAAATTGCAGAGCTGAAAAACGATGTGCTTGACAGCGATCTGCAAGCCATGATGCTCGCCATTATTACCAATCCAGAGGAAGGTAAAGAACTGGACATGAAAAGCGGTAAAGGCTGAGCTGAAGAAAGACAACCTGCTGCTGCTGCAACTTGGAGTTGCAAAAGAACTTGGATATAGCTTGGCGCGGTTAAACCAAGAGGTAACGCTTGAAGAGTTGCTGATCTGGTCTAGTTATTTTGAGCTGCAGAACGAAGAGCAAGATCGTAGAATGAAGCAAAGCCGTAGGTAAGTCGTGTCGGTTGTCGCCAACGTTGCTATTAACGTCGACAGCAGCCAGGCAGTTACCAAGCTGCGGCAGGTGCAATCGCAGTCGCAAGCAACAGAGCGCGCAGTTGATGGGCTTGGCGGCGCAGTTGGCAAACTTGCGGCTGCGTTTTCTGTAATTCAAGCCGCTAAGTTTGTTTTTGTCCAAGCAGCAGAAGTTGAAAGCCAACGCCGCAGTTTGGAGGTACTGACTGGCAGCGCTCAACGCGCTGGTCAGATCGTTAAAGAATTGCAAGACCTTGGCGCAGTCACGCCATTTACCAGCAGTGAGCTTATTGATGCCGCTAAGCGGCTGCAAGCTTTTGGCGTTGAAACTAACAAGGTTGTAGAGACTACCCGCAGGCTTGCGGATGTCAGCGGCGCAACAGGTGCCGAGCTGCAAGGCTTGGTTACTGCCTACGGGCAAGTTCAAGCCAAAGGCAGGCTGCAAGGTGAGGAGCTACTGCAGTTTCAGGAACGTGGTGTTGCCCTGCAGCAGGTATTACGCAAAGAGTACAACCTGAGCGGGGAGGAGTTTCAAAAAGCACTAGAAGGCGGACGGATTAGCGCCCAAGCCGTTGAAGCTGCGATTATCAAACTGACCGACGCCGGTGGTAAATACGCCAATGGCGCTATCGCTCAGAGCGATACGCTAAACGGCAGACTCAGCACATTGCAGGATTCAATCCAAGTATTAGCGCAAACTATTGGCAGAACGTTAGCGCCAGTTTTTCAATGGGCGCTAACTCAAGCAACTGCCGTTGTTAGCGAGATACAACGAATACTAGACGAAGCTAATAACGTTGGCGGCGCCAGGGATCGCGAGGCTCAATTTGCGCGAAATGCTGATGCAGCGGTGCGAGCCATGAGGCTTAATCCATTCACACAGCAAGGCATGATGGCTGACATGCGTCAGCGAAATATCGAACAGCAGCGAGCGGATTACAGATTGCGCCAACAGCAAGCAAAAACGCCATCCGCGCCAAGCATTACTACTATGCCGCCTTTGTTGGGCGCCGCAGCCGGTGGTAGCAAAGGCCGAGGTGGTAAATCAGATGCAGAGAAATCGGCCGAAAAAGCAGCGCGTGAAGCGGAAAAGCTACGGCAAGAACTTGAACGATCGCTGGAAGTTGGAGATCGGCTTGGCACGCAATTTAGTCGTCAGGCAACGTTGCTATTTGAGGGATCAGAAATTGAACGCAAGCGCCTGCAAATTCAATTTGATTTTGAAGACCGCGCTAAACAGATCTCGGAGCTTAAAAATGCAGAGCAGCAAACAAACTTAAATCAACTCAATGCTGAAATTCAGCGCCTTGAATTGATTGACCTGCAGACTGAGGCATTAAAGAAACAGGCGGAGGAAGCCGAGAAGCTTTTCAAAAAAGCAATGGAGGGCTCAGAGTTTGGCGTTGCTGGTGAAGGTACTGTTGCGTCTGGATTGAGCGATGCTATTAGCAAACTGAAAGAAGAGCTTAATCCGATCAAGCTTGCAACCGACACAATCGTTAATGGCGCAACAGCTATCGGTGAAGCATTTAGCACTGCATTTGGTGAGGTAATTACGGGCGCTAAGTCAACACAAGAGGCGCTAGCTGATGCGTTTAAGAGTATTGGTCAAGCGTTCATCAGCATGGCGCTTGAGATTATCGCTAAGCAGATGACGTTAATCATTCTGCAGACGATCCTCAATGCTTTGAGTGGCGGCGGAAATGCAATGGGAACTGCCAACAAAAACCTCACTGGCACTGGTGCGCTTAAGTCGCCCATGCCGGCCTTAAAAGTTGGTGGCTATGCCGAGGGTGGATTTGTCACTGGCCCTACCACGGCCATGATCGGCGAAGGTGGCGAACCCGAGTACGTCATCCCCGCCAGCAAGATGGGTACTGCCATGTCTCGCTACTCCGCCGGTGCACGCGGTGCAGCCGTCATCCCAGGCAACGGCGCTTCCGGTGGAGGCGGCACTGTTGGCGGAGGATCCGGCAGTATTGATGTGCGTTACACGGTGGAACGCATCAACAGCGTGGACTACGTCACGGCCGATCAGTTCCAGCGCGGTATGGCACAAGCCGCCAAGCAAGGTGCCGAGCAAGGTGAACGCCGCGCCCTTAGCCGCCTGCAAAACTCACCCTCAGTGCGCCGTCGCGTAGGAGTCTGATGGAACTAATTATCGGCAACACGCTTAACCTCAACGGAGCCAGCTACCAGAACTACAGCCTGCAAGGCGGAAACTTCCTACCTTTTGGTTTCAGCGGAGTCACCGTCAGTCGCGGAGGTGACAACACCCAAGCCACGCTGGTATTTCCTACCAACGATCTCTCACGCTCGTGG